CCGCCAACCCAGGTCACGGAAAGGTAGATGATTTGGGAAGCGGCGTTGTTGATCCGCACCCGTGGCGCATTCACCATTTGTACGGCGTTAGCACCAGTGATAGCAGGGGCGTTCACATAGCCAAGATCGAAGCTGCCGTTGCCGCTTGTCCCCAATCCGACGTAGACGGAAGTCATCAGCGTTCCGCCAGTGCCTCCGTTCATGCGCGCCATGCCGGTCACGTCCCAATCGCCCGCTGGCAAAGAAAGCGACGCGAGGGAAATCCATGTGTTCCAGGCGACATTCGATGAGGGGCTGGTGTAGGTCAGATATTCCCCAACCTGTCCCGGCTCCGCGTTGGACCCATCCACCACGCCGGTAATCTTCGGCGTCACCAGCTGGAAATTAGCGGGGATCGAGATCAGGGGCGGCGCTGTGTTCGCCATCACCCACTGAGAGCTATTCACATCGGTGTAGAAAAGGTATAGCTGGCCGCCTGTGTTATCCCACCACAGTTGACCTGCCTGGGCTGGACTTGGCGGCGCGGCTCCGACCGCGACCGCGGCCCCGACTTGGTTCCATTGCGCGGGGTTGAACGCTCCAGGAGCAACCGCAGTGTTGGCGATATAAAGCAAGCCCTGATAATTGACCGCGTTCCCTGCAACGTAAGACTGCGCCGTCGAAAACACCGTGACGCCAATATTGGCCTGGACGGCGGTAATGTTGGTCTGGTTCAAGTGGACCTGGCTGTCGACCGCGTCCCAATTGGTGTTGGTCTTGGTTCCCCAGGTGTCAGTCGAGGCCCCGATCTCGGGCTTCGTCCAGCCATAGTTGGTGGTGAGGGTGTCAGCCATTGGTCTTCACCCAGATCGAGGGAGGCCGGGCCTGGATGACCCAAGGCGGCGGAATTGAAGGCGCGACAGGAGCGAAAGCCGGCGGGGCGGGCGCTGAGGGACCCCATGCCGGCGGGCAGGCCTGGGCTTCGTCCCAGTCGCCGGGACAGGGCGGCTGGGGCTTCCAGCCGGCGTTGATGAGGATCGGCGAGCCGAAGGTCACGCTGATGCGGGCAAAGGCCCCAAGGTTCAGGTATTCTTCCTTGCCGAGGTCGGAGACGAGGTTCCAGGTGCGAATGGTCAGGGAGCCCGAAAGATTGGCGTAGGGGGTGAGCCTGCCCGTCATCGAGATCGACGGCTGCAGCTGCCCCTGGAAATAGACGTCGGTGGTGCGCAGGAGGCCGGTGAGATGGGTGTTGACGAGGAACCGGACCGGAACAAGGTCGACGACCTGCACGACGGTCAGCGGAGCGTTGGCCCAGCCGACGTTGGCGAAGGTCGGCCGCACCGCTATGTTGACATAGTCGGGCGCGCTGTAATTGCCCTTGCTGTAGGTCCCGACGCCGTAGAGCGAGCTCATCGCGTCAATCCGCCAGGAAAACCAGCGCCCCCGGCAGGAAGCGCGCCACGTCGTTCGCGTTGATCGCCTGGGACGTGCTCAGCTGCCCGCTGCCGAGGTAGGTCGTCGGGTTGGTCGACATGGGATCGGTCCACAGGCCGAAGTGGGTCAGCGTCCCCCAGTTGGCGTTGGCGACCGGATAGACGACGGCGTTGGCGTTGACGTACTGGGTCGGGTTCGAGCCGCCGGAATTCCAGGGCGAGCCGTCCTGGCGAAGATAGCCGGTAGCGCCGCCGGCCACCTCGTTCGCCCCGGTGTTGCCGGGGTCGGCGGTGTGGAGCGAGATGAAGCTCCCGGGAGAGGAAAGGATCGAATTGAGGACGTTGACCTCGCCCTGGGGGGATAGTCCGACCATCAGCAGAGCCTCTTCATCCGAAGGACCTCACGCGGGTGCGCCTCAGCCTCGAGCCCGAGGCCTTGGCTTTCAGGTGGACGCTGTTCAGTTTGGTGATCTGGTCCTCGACGAACTGCTTCAGCTGCGCCGCCTTGGGCTCCTCGCCCACAGCGTAGAGATCAGAATGGATCAGTGCGCCGAACAGATAGAGCGTCGGATATTTGGTGTAGACCCAGCTGGTGACGGTATCGCTGAAGACCGGGACTTCGCCGTAGTACATGATCTGATAGGCGACGCCCTCAATGTCGTCGGGCGTGCCGCCGAAATACATCTGGCGGCCTTCGAGCGTGTAGTACATGAAGGAATTCTTGTCGGAGAGATTGAAGAATTCATCCCTCGACTTGTAGCGGGCGGGCAGGAAGCCGTCGGCCCCGTTCGAATTCTCGACCTTGACCAGGTCCATCTCGAGCCAGTCGTCGGGCAGGAGCGCGCAGCGGTCCATGATTTGCCCTTCGGCGAAGGCGACCATCCGGTCGACGCGGAGCTCGGCGTTGAACTTCTGCTCGGCCATCCGAACAAAACTTGTCACCAGGTTCGCCGACCAGTCCTGTCTATTCGCAAAGTCTGCTATCTGAGCGCAGAAGTCGGAGAAGTCAGACATGAGCGCCTTCCGTGATCTCGCTGGGCAGCGCTTCGGCCGCCTGGTCGCTTTGCGGTTCTCTCGTACAGAGAACACGAACGCCCGTTGGGTTTGCCGATGCGACTGCGGCGCCGAAACCACGGTCATCGGCAACAATCTGACCCGCGGGCACACGATCAGTTGCGGATGTCATCGTGAAGAGACGCTCGCCCGGACGCGGCATGGGCACGCGCGATCGAAACGCGGCGGAAAACTTTCGCCGACTTACCATTCCTGGGCGCGGATGAAGCAACGATGTCTCAACCCGCACAGCGATCGGTTCAGCTATTACGGAGGCCGCGGCGTCGCCATCTGCGCGCGTTGGCTGTCCTTCGATGACTTTCTCGAAGACATGGGAGAACGACCGGAGGGCAAAACGCTCGACCGCATCGACAATGAAGGCCCATACGCGCCGGGGAACTGCCGATGGGCGACCAAGAAGGAGCAGGCCTTGAACCGTCGTCGCGCTCATCGCTCTTAGGGACGCCTTCACAGCCACGCCCCCGGTCGCCAGATGCGGAAAGGCCGGCCTTCGCCGTTCCACCACCGCCGCCAGTCGCTCTCGTCCCATTTCTCGAGCGCGGCCTTCTCGAACACCGCGACCGGGATGCGGCCGATGACCTTGTTGGGCCCGTCGTGCTTCATGATCTCGCGGTCGCGGGCGATGCTCTCGAGGATGGGCTCGATGTCCTGCTCGGTATGGACGACGAGCTCGCCCGGGCGCTCGTCGTCCGAGATCAGCGTGCGCCGCACGCCATTCCGGTTCTCATAGGTCGTGCGGCGCTCGGTCATCAGCGCTGGATGCCGTTGAAGAGGATGTGCGCCAGCGGGTTCCTCATCTCGAGGCCCCATTCGACGACGATCATCCTGGTCTCGGCGTCGCCGGTCCGGGCCATCAGGAACTGCCTGAAGGCGCGGAAGAAGGCGACCGCGGCATAGTCGGGGTCGATCAGGAGCCCGACGTCGATCGGCACCCAGCGCGAGGGCGCGACCTTCACCCGGCCGAAATCGGTGGCGATGACGTCGATCGTCGACACGACCTCGGTCTTGCCGACCAGGACCTGGGTCGTCGACCGGCCGACGAAGCTCGAGATGGTCCGCTTCGGGCCCGGCGGCACGATCCACAAGCTGGGCGAGCCGCCGTTCTGGTAGCTTTGCTGCATCGCGTCGCCGAGCATCTGCTCGGTGATGGTGATGGGCGTGCCAGGGGCCGGAAACGCCCCGGTCGGGGTGGTGGGCAGGCCGGTCGTCACCGTGCCGGGCGCGATCGCCGCCGCGGGGTTGGCGTTCTTGTCGACCGCGCGTCCGAGCCAGTGGGCGAAGGCCTCGGTCGTCCTCGCCACCGGGCCGGTGTCGTTGCCGGCGTTCAGCGCCTGGCGGGAGCACAGGATGCTCTCCATGTCGGTCTTGAGCACCTTGGCGGCGAGCGCCATCTGATGGCTCATTTCCGACCCCTTGCCGGCGGCGTCGCTCTCCTCCTGCGAGCCGGACACGGTCGCGTCGCGCTCGCTGATCTGGGTATAGTTGTTGACCCGGATGGTCGGCTGCGCCGGGCTATTGGCCAGGGCGAAACCTTCGATCTGGGCGTTGTTCAGGTTAACGAGGGGCAAAAATTCGGTCTGCCAGTCGAACAGCCTGTTCTTGACGTTGCGCCGGCGAATAGCCGACATGACCGGCGTGTCGAACGGATCGATGTTGAAGATGGCGTTCGACAAGTCTTCTCTGTTCGCGACCGCATTGTAGGTCGTGAAGGCGTTGGTGACTTTGGGCATGGCGGTAGCCTGAAGGTTAGAGGATCGGTGTGCTACCGGGCTGACCCGGCCGATGCTCTAGCCAACGTGGCTAGACGGAACGCCTGCTCTGGCGAATAGCCAGACTTTTAACGCAACATGCGGGCGAAGACCGCTTCCGCGTCTTCCAAGCGCCCGCTCTTCTGCAACTGGGCCTGGGCGTCGTCGAAGCCCTTGCGGGTCGAATTGCCGATGCGCGGAGCGACGCCCGGGGTCAAAGTCTTGCCCTTGCCGGGGATGACCGGCTTCGGCGCGTTCGCCATCATCCGGTCGTACTTCGAC